AAACTTCAATTTCATTTTCTACTAAATAGTACTAGAGCAAGGAAACGATTTACTCCTTGGCTCAAAAGTTCTAAAATTAATAATTTAGAGACTATTAAAGAATATTTTGGATATAGCGACCAGAGAGCAAAAGAAGTTCTGGATGTCCTTACGGATGAGGATATATCCTATATGGAAACAAAATTAGATAAGGGTGGAAAATGAATGAAAATTTAAATTGGACATCAAATGATATGTTAGAAGTCTCCCTAAAAGAGCCTGATGATTTTCTGAAGGTCAGGGAAACTCTATCAAGAATTGGTGTTGCATCTCGTAGAGAAAAGAAGTTGTGGCAGTCTTGTCATCTACTTCATAAGAAAGGCAAATATTACATTGTCCATTTTAAAGAACTTTTTGTATTAGATGGAAAAAAATCAAGCCTTACAGAAAATGATATTGAAAGAAGAAATACCATTGCTGGTTTATTAAGTGATTGGGGTTTAATCGGCATGATTGGTGAAGCCGAACCTAAAGCTCCATTGAGTCAAATTAAGGTCTTATCGTTCACAGAAAAGAATGATTGGATTCTTGAACAAAAATATAATATTGGTAAAAAGAAAGATGAGTGATATTCGCTTGGTTAAGTTAAAATCTGGCGAGGAAATTATTGGTGATGTAACAGTTATAAGTGATGATGTTATTATTGCAAATCCTTGCCAGTTAATACCCACACAACAAGGTATAAATTTTGTACCTTGGCCCCCATTTTCAAAACATGAAAGCGTATCTATTAAATTAGATTGGACAATTTGTATAACTGATCCAGTTGATGAAGCTAGAGACGCGTGGAACTCAAAATTTGGTTCTGGAATTATACTACCTAACGTACAGTTAAACGGATAGAAAAGACTTGACATTTTCGTTTTATTGTTGTATAATAATTATATTATGGATTTTTATACAAATGTAATTAGTTACGGAAACAGTATTCTTGTTCGCGGAGTAAAGAACGGAGAACGTATAACTGCCCGTCACAAATATCAACCTACCCTTTTCGTTCCTGTACAAAAGGAAACGGAATTCAAAACGCATGATGGGAGATCTTTAACTCCTGTCAAGCATCAATCCATCAAATCCACAAAAGAATTTCTTTCACAATATTCAGAACAACAGAATCTAATCTATGGTATGACTAGATACAATTTTCAGTATATTTCTGATAATTGGAGAAGTGATATTGAATGGAATATGGATGATATTCTGGTGGTAACTATTGATATTGAGGTTGCTTGTGATAATGGATTTCCTAATGTTGAAGATGCATCAGAGGAAATGCTCTCCATCACAATTAAGAATCACCAATCAAAACAGATTGTCGTATTTGGTATTGATGAATTTAGGAACGATAGAGATGATGTACATTATGTGAGATGTCAGGATGAAGATGAGCTACTACAAAAGTTTCTAGGATTTTGGGAGACACATAAACCAGATGTTATTACAGGATGGAACTCAAAGTTTTATGATATTCCATATTTGGTACGCCGCATTAAGTATAGGTTTGGTGAGGATGAGATTAAGAGATTGTCAGTATGGAAAACAGTATTTAAAGATAGTGTGTACATTCAAGGTAAGGAACACGTTTGTTATAATGTATTCGGCCTAGAACAGTTAGACTATCTTGATTTGTATAAAAAGTTTACCTATTCAGCACAAGAGAGTTATCGATTAGATCATATTGCATTTGTTGAATTGGGTGAACGTAAAGACCCAAACCCATATGATACTTATAGGGAATGGTACACTAAAGACTATCAATCGTTTATTGAATACAACATAAAAGATGTGGAGCTAGTAGATCGTCTTGAGGATAAGATGAAACTTATTAATCTAATTCTCACTATGGCATATAGTGCAAAGTGTAATTATAATGATGTATTTTCACCAGTAAGAATGTGGGATGTTATTATTTACAATTATTTGAGAGATAGAAATATTCAGATCCCACAAATGGTTAGGAGTAATAAATCAGAAGGATATGCTGGAGCATATGTTAAAGACCCACAAGTAGGATTACATAAATGGGTTGTTAGCTTTGATTTGAACTCACTATATCCACATTTAATCATGCAGTACAATATATCCCCTGAGACTATCAAGGGGATGCATAGAACTGTGCCTACTGTAGATAAAATGTTATCACAGGAATTTGATACATCTTTTTTAAGTAAAGATGAAACTGTAACTCCAAATGGTGCAATATTCAACACTACCAAATATGGATTCTTACCAGAGTTACTATCTCAGATGTATAATGAACGTAAGGAAGTTAAGAAGTCAATGTTAAAGGCTCAACAAGATTTTGAGAATACAAAAGACCCTAGACTTCTTAATCTCATTTCCCAATACAAGAACAAACAGATGGCACTCAAGATTGCATTAAACTCTGCATATGGTGCAATGGGCAACCAATATTTCAGGTTCTATGATATAAGAATTGCAGAGGCCGTAACATATGGTGGACAACTTTCCATCAGATGGATTGAGGTTGCATTGAATAAGTATTTAAATGAGTTATTAGAAACTGAAGATGAAGATTACATACTCGCCTCTGATACGGATTCTGTTTATATTACATTTGAAAAACTAGTTGACAAGTTGAAACCGAAAGACCCTGTAAAGTTTCTTGATACTATTTGTAATGATACGATAGAGAAATTTATCGGTGAAAAGTATCAAGAACTTGCAGATTATACTAATGCATATGAACAGAAGATGGTCATGGGTCGCGAGGTGATTGCAGACAAAGGTATCTGGACTGCAAAGAAACGATACATTCTGAATGTTCATAACTCTGAAGGTGTTCAGTATGCAGAACCGAAACTCAAGATGATGGGAATTGAGGCTGTCAAGTCATCAACTCCACAAATATGTCGAGACAAGATTAGAGATGCGTTGAAGTTAATCATTAGTGGTGATGAAAAAGATCTTAACACTTTCATACAGGATTTTCGTAAGGAGTGGTTGGAACTCAAACCAGATATGATTGCATTTCCGCGTTCCTGTAATGGTCTTGGTAAATGGTCAACAACGAATGGTATATTCAAGAAGGGTTGTCCAATGCACGTTAAGGGTGCTTTACTTTATAATTATCAACTCAAGGATAAGAAATTACATAAAAAATATCCTGAGATTATGGAAGGTGAGAAGGTTAAGTTTGTTTACTTGAAAAATCCAAATCCATTTCAGACAAACGTATTTACTTTTCTTACAGAGTGCCCTACAGAATTAGAAGTGCAAAAGTATGTCGATTATGAAAAACAATTTGAGAAGTCATATGTCGAGCCATTGAAGTTTGTTACGAACTCTATTGGTTGGATGATAGATGATTCTTATGGAACACAAACAACATTATTAGATTTTTTTAATTAAAGGAGAATATGGATTCAAACGAAGTAATACAACATAGAATATTTGTGGATGATGTAACAAGTGAGGCTACTGTAGATTGTGATGTCTTTTTAGAAAGAATTAAGGAGTTACAAGATGGTGATATAGATTGGGCTAATCCACAAAGATTGCTTACAGGAGCAATAGGAATTTGTTCAGAGGGTGGAGAACTTCTGGACTTGGTGAAGAAGATACTTTTTCAAGGTAAAGCACCTTCAGAAGAATTACGAACCAAAATAAAAAATGAACTTGGTGATGTTATGTGGTATGTACAACAAGTTCTGATAACTATGCATTGGGATCTTGAAGAAGTACTTGCAGAGAATACTAAGAAATTAAGTGGTCGTTATCCAAAAGGATTCGATGTTGAAAAATCTGAAAATAGAGAGGATTAATGGATTTAAAACAATTTATAAAGGAGTCGGGAAATGAGTATGCTTCAATCGTGGAAGAAGGCCTGGCAGCGGGGGATGTCAACACTTATATTGATACTGGTTCTTACCTGTTCAACGCTCTTCTTTCTGGTAGCCTGTCTGGTGGACTACCTTCTAACAAAATTACAGCTCTTGCGGGAGAAAGTGCGACAGGTAAAACGTATTTTGCATTAGGAATGGTTAAACAATTTTTGGATGCAAATCCAGAAGGTGGTGTTTTATATTTTGAATCAGAATCAGCAATACCTAAAGAGCTTATAGAATCAAGAGGTATTGATTCAAAAAGAATGGTAGTACTTCCAGTAGTTACCATACAAGAATTTCGTACACAGTCAATAAAGATTTTAGATGCATATCTAGAAACAGAACAAAAACCTATGATGATTGTCTTGGATTCACTTGGCAATTTATCAACTACAAAGGAATTAGAAGATACTGCTGCAGGAGCAGAAACCAGAGACATGACTAGAGCTCAAATCATAAAAGCCTGTTTTCGTGTATTGACCCTCAAGTTAGGTCGTGCAAATGTTCCTCTTATCGTAACCAATCACACATATGATGTGATAGGTGCATATATGCCCACTAAGGAAATGGGTGGTGGTTCTGGACTAAAATATGCAGCTAGTTCTATCGTTTACTTGTCCAAGAAAAAAGACAAAGAGGGTACTGAGGTTATCGGGAACATCATTCATTGTAAGAATCAGAAGTCACGTTTGACAATTGAGAATAAAATGATTGATGTCAAACTAGGCTATCAGTCTGGAATTGATAGGTACTATGGACTCTTAGAGTTTGGTGAGAAACATGGAGTGTTTAAAAGGTCTGGTAATCGTTATGAGATCGATGGTAAACAGTTATATGGAAAATCTATTTATAGTGAACCAGAGAAATATTTTACAGAAGAAGTTATGAAACAATTAGAAGAAGCTGCGAAAAAGGAGTTTTTATATGGAGAAGTACATCAAGA